AGGATGGTTTCGAAATTATCCCATTCATATTCCCCACCAAAGACATCAAGCACGCTCCCTGCCACTCCGCCAAGTCTGCTTCTCATTGAGGCAGGCTCGATTTGATTGTAGGTGGATGTTTCGTTGCTGATGTCGGTGGAAAAGGTGAAGTTGCTTGTTTCCATCGCATTAGAAATCAAGCCACTCAGCGTGGCGGTAATGCCTGTGCAACTGAATGGCTTAACTGGTATGAATGACTGTCTGTATGATATGTGGTTTGCTCTTATCGTTACTTGCTGATTAATAGGCTTGCTGATTTCGTAAATCTCGAAAGCCTGCGGATCCTGCGTGTGATTAGGTTTCGCAACGATAAGCATTCCCACCTTTATCGTGTCAAAGTAAGGTGTCGTGGTGCTGACTACGGCTGTCAGTTCAAAGACTCCGTTCCGCTCTTCCTGTACTGTGCAAGAAATGCAGTCTGTTAAAGGTATACCGATGCGTGTGAAGTCGGTTGCACTGCCATCAAGTAAGCGCGGTATCATAGCATCCACCACCTTGGCGTGACGTAAACTGCAACAGATGTGCTTGATATTTCGATGGTGTTGTCATCAGGAATTAATGACGGAAAATCTGTCATTGTAACGTTGGCACTCATATTTGCATCGCCTCTGTATATCTGCATCCGTTCACTGTCTATGTCAATATAGTTACTACCTGAATTATTTGTTGTGGTAATGGTAGTACTGCCGTTGATGGTAACAGTGCCGTTGCCATATATTCTCAATAAAGGCTTTGCGTCAAAGTTGGTTGGATTGTTCAAGGTGTCACCATTTGCCCACCTTCTTTGGCTCTTGCCGTTGTTCAAATATCTCTGCGGTTTGCAATCAAAGGAAATCGTCGCTGATCCGTAGCGGTTCAGCATCGTCATAGTGTAGTCGATTTGGTTGTAGTATGCACCCATCCTGTAAAAGTCAGGTGTGTAGTCATCCGACAATTCGCAATAGCCGTTGGTGTTCAATAACCAATCGGCAATGTTCCGCATATTGATGTCGGTGTTCTGTATGATAGCCACTTCATAGGTGACTATGTAGTTTTGATATGCTCCTGTATCAATGAGCAAGTCGCCGTTGCGGTACGGAATTTGCACCTTTTCAACGACTCTTGCAGGAGCACCGAAAGCGGAAACGTTGCTGACAAGCAGGCCAAAATCTCCGCTTGATTTTCCGTTAAATGTGAAATGACTTAAACTCATCGCCAAGTCCTCCCTTGAGTGGCTACTGCCAACTCCATTCTGTTCATAACTGCCTGTGCGGTTGCCTCGGCATTGTTTGCCTCGTTCACAGTGATGTTCACTGTCATTCCGCTATTCAGCATTGATTTTAACTTGTTTTCGCCGATGATGACTTCACGGCCTCTTTCACCGCCTGCCATCAGTTGGCCTTTGTTATTCATACCGAAGATGGTGGCACCATTGAGCACCATTCCTTCATAGCCTTTTGCGTACCAGTCAATTCCGATGGAAGGAATGGAACCTTTCAGCAAGTCACCTATTTTCCATCCTCTTGGTGAAATGTACGGATGTGGCATCTTTATCTTCGGCAGTTCCCACTTTCCTGTGAATAAGTCCTTCAGGATGCCGATGGCCTTTCCTACCCAAGTTATCACGTTGGTGATGATAGGTATTACGGCATCAATGGCTTTGCCAATTCCACTCATTACACTGCCAATAGTCTGTCCTACTTTCTGCCAGTCCACGGATCCTGCCCATTCCACGAAAGCGGTGGTGATTTTTTCAACGATAGGCAACAAGGCGGTTGCTATCTGTCGCTTTGCTGACTCGAAGGTGTTTTTCAGGATTTCCATATTATCATCAACACCGCCAAGGCTGTCCAACGTTTCGTTGTCGATAACATAGCCCATCTCGTGTGCCTGCTGACGATACTCTTCCAAAGCCTCACTGCCTGCATCGATAAGCGGATTGAGTTCCTTGGCAGACTTGCCGAAGATGTTCATCGACAGTGCATCACGTTCGGTGCCTTCTTCCATCTGTCCAAGTTTGTCGATAGCCTCGTTGAAGACATCGTTTGCATTTCTCAAACTGCCGTCTGCGTTGGTAACGTTAATGCCTAACTGTTGGAAAGCCTCGTATGATGCACCTGTTCCTGATGTGGCACTGTCCATTGACTTTGTGAGTTTGGTTAAACTTCCAGTGATAGTCGATACATCGGTATCAACTAAGCCTGCCATATAGCCATACTCCTGCAGTGTGTCAGTGCTCAGGCCTGTTACAGATGACTGCGTAAGCAAATCATCAGCAAGCGTGACAGTGTCACCGATTAAGGCGTCATAAGCACCCTTGACAGCACCGACTGCCTTGCCCATCAGTTCAAAGCCTTGGTTGAGCCCTGTCAGGACTCCCTGCATTCCATTTATCTTGTCACCTGCATCCTTGAAGGCATCGGACAGTTTGGACACAAAGCCTTTTGCCTTGTCTGTCTTGTCGCCTTGTTCGTCAAGTGTCTTGTTGGTGGTTTCCAGTTCAGCCTGATACTTGTTGACTCGCTGTGTCGTTGCCTCGATTTCACGAGCAAGTGCTCTCTGCTGTTCGCTGACGTTATCGCCGTCCTGCTCCTGAATAAGAGCAAGCATCTTGCGTTCTTCATCGAGTTTGGCGTTGGCCTGCTCTACGGCGTCGGTGAGATACTTCTGCTTTTGTCCAAGCAGTTCTACGTTGTTGCCATCGAACTTCAGCAGTTTGTTGACGTCCTTCAACGCCTTGTCAGTACTGGACAACTGCTTGTCTACTTCTTTGAATGCTTTCGTTAGGTTGGCGGTGTCAACGCCTAAATCAATCGTGATGCCTCTAATCTTTGTTGATGCCATCTAATCACCTCAAAATCTGTCAAAGTCTTTCTGTGTGGCCTTCAGTGGATAGTCATAGTTATCGTTTGCCTGCTCAACAAGCAAGTCTGTAACCATTCCTATCGTTAAGTGTTCCAAGTCTTCGTAATGAAGTCCTAATTGTGTGCAACGCAACAGATATAAGGCCACTGTGTACTCTCTATCTATTGCGTGCGTTGGTTTTTTGCGTCGCTTAATGTTCCAAGGCTTTCATTCCATACCTCAAGTATCGCTCCCATATTGAGTACAATACTCAATGGATTGTCAAAGCCATCGAGGAACTCATCAAGTGTGCCGATAGATCCGTTGGCCTGCTTTGCCATCGTGTAGAAAAGCATTTCCAAGCACGAGAAATCGGCACCGATGCCTGCTTTTTTATATTCCTTGTTCAAGGTGTCTAAGTCCTTGAACACATCTCTTCCAAAGTTAATGCGGTAACTTCTCGGCGTGTTGCCAGTTACCTTGACAGGGATTTCTTTCCCTTCAATCTCTACTTTCCTTTCCATAGTATCCTTTCTAAAAAAGAGGCAGATGTTACTCTGCCTCTGCTTGTTTTAGGCTGTGTAAACTGCAGTGAACCACGCATTGTACTGTGTGGCGTTTTCAGTTGCGTCTGCCTTTGCCTTTACCTTTCCGTCACTGAGTCTTCCACCTGCGGTAATAGGCAGTGAAATAGTCTGTTCAGGAATAGTTGTGCTCTTTGTCTGTGATGCAATTTCAGGCTTGCCAACGGATACTCTGTACAGTACGTGGCGTGTAGCACTTGCATCGCCTTCGAACTGGAACATCAAAGCAATGTACTTCGGCTGATCAGTGATGCTTTCAGTAAGAATATTGTTAGTGTCGGCAGTTTCACCGAACACAGCAACCCTGAAGTCATCATCCAGTGTTCTCAGTTCAAGCGTTCCGCCACTGTAACCACTGAACACCTGCTGAGTGAAGTAGTTTGCATCATTATCAGCAGGGAACTGGACTTCTTCATTGGATGCAGGCAGTGTGATGCCTACTGCACCAATCATTCTAACTGGAGTGCCATAGGTTTCAGTATACTGTCCATTGGTTCCAAGTGTTTCGGTTACTGTTGCGTAATATACGTTTGTGATACCATAGTGAATTCTATTCGGCATCTAATATAACCTCGCTTTCATAAATTGTCTGCCAAGCGTGCTCTTGGCTGATATAGGCTCTGTCTTTGGAATATACGATGCCATAAGCATTCAGCAATTCCTCGACAGATGTTTCCAAGTCAAAATCAACCTGCTTTGAATATAGTTCAATCCGCAGAGTTTCTACTTTCACATAGTTTGTGTCATCAGCAATCTTATCGTCCGAGCCGTCATAGTAATAGATGATAAATGGGTAATTAGTTGGACTATCGCTATTCTCGAACGAGTAATATGCCACTGGCAAATCTATGTGAGTCAGCATCTCTGCTACTTCCAGTCTTGTCATTGTTTCAGCCTCTCTTCCAGTAATTTGACAAACATATCGTTGATTTCAACCTCGGCATCATCAATATGCTTGTCGCCTTCTATCCTGCGTCCTGCTCTTACAGAATAAAAGCCATCGTTCAGCAAGTGTGTGAGTTGCCAGTCAGTCTTGTTGTAGACTTTGACGAAGACAGTGCCATACTTTCCTGTTTCCACGGCGGATGTCCATCCTTTTATGTAGGATCCAGTCCGTCTGTGGCCTGCGGATTTTTGACTTGCTATCTTGGCACCTTCCTTGCCTGCCTGCTTGACTACTTCCTGTGCGACTTCGTTTATCTCGTCGCCGTACTCAGCAAGCAGTTTGCTCATAGCCACTTTTATGTCAGTGCTCACATTGTTCCCTTCTTCAATTCGGTGTACAAATCGATGAAGTCGTTCTTGCCAAGATAGGTACGATAGATGGTATATACCACTCCTTCGTACTCCAACTCACTTTCGCCGTGGTAGTCAGGTGCGAACATCGTGAACCTTAACTGAGGATTGAGGCCATTCCGTCCGCCCTCGAACCACTCGCTTTGAGATACTGAAGTGACGTCGCAGAACACCTGCCGTTTGGCTGTGGTATAGACATACTGTTTCAAAGCATTTTGCTCGTATGTGGCTGAGATGAGATATATCACATTACTTCTATCCATTCGTTCTTCTCCACTGGGTGTATCCCGTTCTCATCGACATCTGTGCCTTCTGTTCGTCGTAAGAGGCCTTTAATCTGTCGTAATTGTCAGGATTTCCGAAATGTGCTCTGCAGTATGTCTTGATAGCCTGCAGTACGAAAGTGTCGATAGTATTAGGGATTACCACTCCACCTGCCTGCAGATCCGACTTGCACGCACTTATCAAATCGGAGATTTCATCGTCAAATGCATCGGTAGTGACTCGCAAGGACACCTTAACCTTTGCCAAGATTTCTGCATCTGTCATATATCTCACCGCCTTTACTTCTTTTTGGTTGATTTCTTCTTTTCTTCTTTCTTTTCTTCCTTGATGATTTCCAAGAAGTTTTTGGCGAAGTTGAACTGCCTTTCGGTAACTTCAACCTCGCCACTTAAAACTTCTATCATACAAGGCTTAATAACCTTGCACTTCATTATGCCTGTGGCTTAACTAAGGCAAAGCCGTTTGGACGTA